ATCCTGGGCAACTTTTTGTTGCTCAGGAACTTATAAATAAAGTTAAATTATAGTGTTGCGGAATTAAGGTACTAAATAAACTGTCTTGCTTTATCATTAATTCATTTTCTATTCTCTTGTTTGCTTTGTCGTAAAACTCTCTATTAGTTTCAAAACCAATAAAATTACGATTTTCTTGAATACACGCAATAGCCGTAGTTCCACTACCTATACAGCAGTCTAGTACAATATCTCCTTTGCAGGAATGCTTGTTTATAATGCTTCTGAAAAGACTAACAGGCTTCTGGGTAGGATGAAATCTCCCCTTATCACGACAGATTGGAAAGCTATATACTCCATTGTCATATTCGCTATTAAAGATAGGATTTTTACCTTTCACCCCACACACAGCGACCTCTCTTGCGTTTGTGAGATAGTTTGTCTTACTATTTATTGGAACAGGATTTGTTTTTATCCATTCTATAAATCTAATTTGTTTAAATCCGACTTTAATCATCGCATCCTTTACGACCCCAATCTTCCACAAATCATAGAAACAAACTATATATCCACCATCTTTCAAGCACCTGTAGGATTCTTTTATCATAGAGCCTATATCAAATGCTTCCTGTTTATCCCAGTCTCCAAAGTCGATAGATATGCGGAATCTATCGGTATCTTTACCAGTAGGAGCGGACTTTGCATAATTGGAATCCCTTGAAATTTCATATGGAGGGTCTGTGAGTATAAGCGAGACGGACTTGTCATCAATCTTGCTCATACCATCCAGGCAATCAACTTGATAAATCTTATCTATCTCCAGCATATCCAAACATATCTTTTTGATTAAACATTTCTTCTTTGATTCTTTTTTGTGCTACCTTGAAATATTCCCCGTCTAACTCAAAGCCAAGGAAATTCCTGTTTGTACGCATACAAGCCAGAGCAGTACTTGCTGAACCCATAAAACCATCAAATACCAAATCTCCTTCGTCCGATGATTTCAAGATGCATTGCATAAGCAAGGGAATTGGTTTCTCATTCTGATGTACCAATTTATCAGATGGAACTCTATCAAAGTCCCATACGTCCTCCAAACGCTTTCCGTTTATGGTTCGTCTGCCTTTATTCAAGTACAGGATTGGCTCGTAACATTGCCCATATTGCGCCTCTAAATCTCCAGCCGTATGGTTGTTCTTTCGCCAAATGAGCACATTCTTAATGGTAAACCCTGCGTTCCTCGCTTGTTGCATAAAAAAGTCCAATGTTTTGGCACTACAGAAGATATAAGCAGCACTATCATCCTTCAAAATCCGGTAGCATTCGCTCATATAATCAATAATCAATTGCTCATTATCGTCATTGAGTATTTCCTTCGAAAAGCGATGGTCGTCAGCTCTCCATCCGGTCTTATAGGAGATACAATATGGTGGGTCAGTAACAATTAAATTGACCTCCCCACTCCCTATTTGCTTCATTCCTTCTATACAGTCGGAATTGTATATTCTATCGAATTCTAGCATGTTAAATCTCTTTTATAGTATTTACATAAGCTTCATGAGCCTCTTCTTGTGTACCAAAGCATCCAATGTAGATTTTCTTCTTACCGATCTGATATTGGGCTTGCCATTTCCTTGCGCTCTTATTCCACGTCACACCCAAGTATGCGGATGAAGTCTTCTTTGCAATAGCCGAATAAGCCATATTGTATCTTGCAGTACAATACTCCAAGTTACCAACATCATTGTTTGTCTTATCGAAATCCTTATGATTCACCATTGGTAATGCATCTGGATTCTCCAAGAATGCCTGCGCTACCAAACGATGAACATAGAACATCTTTCGCCTTCCGTTTTTGTAAAGCCATACCTTCAAATAACCTTTTGGTGTCTTGCAAGGAGAAATTTCCTTTAATTGATATGTACTCCCTATAGTAAAAACTTGTCCCTTTTTGCTAACACAATACCTTTCGTAGCCCTTTACTGGTCTAACATCACCAAGAAACCTTGTTGCACATTTACCTTTCTTTTTTACCTCCTTTTTCAAAGAAACCTGAATATATGGCTTGCGCCTCCTTTGTATCTAGCAAATCAATATCATCATAAAACCTTCTGTACACAACGCCCAGCTTTTCGTCATTTCCTGCTTCTCTTGCCATAGCTATTTGCTGACATGATTCCATTAGAAATGCACTAATCTTCTCGTAACTTTGCATTTGTGTCTTCTTTAGCATATCCATGCTTACAAAGGTTTTGTAGTGGATGATACGCTTTTCTTGCTCGTATTCTGTGAGTATAAGCCCTTCCGGAATAGCAAACACCACCCTTTTTGTCTTGTCGTCACTATAAAGCTGAACCGCACCTGTAAACGATGTATATATCTTTTGTAATATCTTTGCTATCGGCAAATCCTTTTTCAAATACCTTTCTGCATATCTCTTCAGAAAATGAACGCTCATAGCAAAACAATCCTCGCTATACCCCTCATTTCTGCTCATAGGAATATACTCGTTAGTTTCCTTCAGATAAATGAATACACCTGAGACAAAGACACCTCCATGCTTTACACCTACAACGATGAAATAATCGGCATTCCGTGTAACCAATTCGTATGTCTTGGTTATCTGTCTTACACTCTGCTTTCTCATTTCACGTTTAAGCTCATTAGCTTTTCGCATCTGAAACTCATAGATTCTAGCTTCATCTAAGTTTCGTACCCTACGCATCTCACCCGAAGTCATACTTGCTGTTATCATGCGCATTCCTCCTTTTTAATCTTTGACAACCAATAATCCCAGATTCTCGTAGCAACATTAGCCATCATAACTGGAGGAACACACATTCCGCAAGCAAACCAAGGCTTCATGCCATCGAAGTCATAATCTTCAGGAAATGTTGATGCTAAAATCGTATCATGCGCAGAAATATAGCTTGGATTATCAAAATACACAAGCCTATCTTCCATTGCTGATATAGTATTGCATACTTTATCCTTTTTAAGAAACATATTATTGAACATAGAAAGACGATTATCCATCCGTTTGACAATATCACCGATAGAATTGTCTTTCTCGTTTCTATGCTCCCAATACTTCATCACTCCTTTTGGAATCTGTCTTCCACTATAGTCCGAAAACTCATCCAAGACAATTTCTTTCTCGTTGAAGTCCATATCTATCTTAGGCACTCGCTCGAACAAATCCTTCTGAACCATAAACGGCTTGCAAAGGTCTTTGCGTAATCCTAGAAAGAACACCCTAGGTCGATTCTGAGGAACACCCATATTACGTGCATTAAGCAACCAATGCTGCAAGATATATCCGGCATTATCCATCTGCCTGTAAATCTCTTTCACGTACTCGATAGCTTCACCTTGCAACAAACCTTGGACATTCTCAAAAACCACTACCTTTGGTTGTAGTTCTTTAGCGAGGGCGATTGAGTAAAAAGCCAAATCGTCAAGCCTTTGTGCTTTCTGACCTTCTCGGAATACTTTTTCCTTTCCCCAAGCCTTTTGGCGGTCACCTGCAATACTGAATACCGAACATGGGAAACTAGCATCCAATATATCCAGATTATGCAACTCTTCTTTCATAATATGCCCCCCTATATTGATATTGGCAATCAGCTCACGAATATCACAATTGAAAGAATACTTGACATCGTGATTCTTCAAGTACATCTTCATAACCTTTGGGTCTATCTCGTTACAGGCTACAACATCGTAGCCAGCTAACTTATAACCAAAGGAACTGCCACCTCCGCAACAGAAGCAAGACATTACCTTACCTTTGTCTTTTGTGAAATTAGCATCTTTTTTAGTCCATCTATAAGGGAACTTGTGCTCGTTTTTATACATTTATCTACCATAAAAAACAATCGTTAATAAAAACCGATGTATAAAAATAACCACAAGTAATATGGTTGTAAAAAGGGTATCTAACCCTTGAATTTAGATTCTGTTTTCTTCGGCAATGCGTCTTAAATAATCATCCGCAGCGTTATCGTCTATTTTCGACTTAAGAGACATTCCTGTGTTATATCCTATCATTAAGGACACATTCTTGCTCTTTTTCTTGTTCTTTCCATATCGCAAGCTAAAAATCTTTCCTAGCCAAGCTATACCAACAATGCCATCTGATACAACTATTGTCGGCAACAAAACAAATACTTTATATATCATCGCTATCTAATTGAGAGTTAAAAATATATCTATTCTGATTCAACCAAAGCTCCACGTAGTCAGCCTTGATTTTCAGAAATTCTTCGTATGTGTAGCATTTCTGCTGCTTACCACCTTTGTTCCAATAATAGGCAACTCCTCCCATAGAAAAGAAGTCTATCAAGTCCATTTCCTTTCGCTCCGGTTCTTCACGCTTTTTCTTTTGCCTATATCTACTTACAGCAAGCAATATGAGACAAACGCAAAGCAACATGGAAACCAGTATCTCGAATATTAACCTTACGTCTTGCATCTTTTCTTAAAAACAAAAACACGAAACTACCGATTGCAAAGTCAAAGGAATAGTGACTCGGACTGCCTTTCGGTATAGTCCATCGGGTTTCGTGTCTCTAATATCTTATTCAATATCTGAAATCGCTATTTATCCTTTTTGTTCTGCGCTTGCAAAGATAAATAATATTTTTCTAACTTGCAAACGTTTTAGTGCTTTTAATGTTTTGTTTGCATAATTTTAAACTTATCCTTTTTTGAAGTTCATTCCAAACTCTTCTTCCGTTACCTCATACATTACTTCACCATATGCTACTCTTTGCTTGTCTTTTGCCATCAGCAATAAGTTTCTATAAGGTATCTCTTTCACGACTTCTTGGTAAGATAAGTGCAGACTATCCATAAAAGATGCAATCTGTCCTAAGAGTGTATCGTTACCTATGGTCGTGGTTTTGCTATCATCCTTGCCGCACTCTTCGCCAAAATTGATAGCGTCTGAAAATCCTTTATAGAGATTAAGGAATAAGCCGTTTGTAAGCCATTGACAACCTCTTCAAGCGTTCCTTTAGATAATTCATCACTAATGGATTCATCGCCTTGTATGAATACAGACAACGCCTTACAAGTATCATCCAAATTCTTAAGCATGCCTAAGACTTCCGCTAAGGTCTTGCCCTCTTCAAAACTATCAAGGTATTTAGCCGCCTTGACCAATTTTATAATTGTAGGTGGTGAAATACAATAAGTCTTTCCATTCACCATTATTGTTACGAAATCCTCCCCAAGAATAGCACCCGCAACTAATTTACTTGCCTTACTCATAGTTCTTAATATAAAAAAAAGGGAACGGCAGTAATACCATCCCCCTCTATCATTTGTCGTTTATACCTTATTCCCGTTCCACAACTGCAGAACCTTCCCATTGGTACTCGCCAGCCACACCATCGGTCTCACTTTCCATGGCAACGGCAGAAATACCCAAAGTGATATTCTTGTCCTGCTGGTCTCCCTTGGCTACGATAGCCGCATTTGAGAAAACGATGTAGTTTCCTGTCTTGGTCTGAGCAACAATACACTTGTTGATATTTTCCAAATCTTGACTAGAAGACCAACCTACTGCGTTCGCCTCCGTTGTAGTCGCTGCTCCGGTTGAATCGTACATCTTACCACCTTGAAGGTCAACCTTGTTCTTCCATGAGAAGACACCAATAGAGAATGTAATAGTCTTAGCACCCTCATCGGTCTTGTCACGATAGTAAACCTGTCCGTTCAGCTCGTTCTTGTACTCGGTAACACTAGGGTCATCCTGAGAATATCCCCATGTTCCCTCATGGCTGTTCAAGACCTCTGTAGCGGTTTTCAACCATGTAGCCAACTTAGCAGGTGTATTTGCCTCGGTAAGAGGAGCACCATACCAAATTCTCTTGATTCCAATAAATGGTTTCATCTTATCTTACGTTTAATGTTTCAAAATCAATAGTAATGTTTGCGTAATGGCAACTCAACCTACTCTCTTGCTCTATGCCGTGGGAGCGGATAGAATAACGATACCATACATCCTCTGCTTTTCCGACTTCATTGTCGGACAGGATTTCAATAGCCTTCTTTAAAAGCTCGTTCAACTGAGGATTAGCCTCGCCCTCTATATCTTTGAGCAATATATTTACCTCTATAGTACAATCATTGAAATATGTCTTGTCTGCACTCATACGCTTAGGGATGATGACTATCATGCCATCATCGGGAATCTTCTCACCGACCATAGGTTCTTCCCCATCAAGTCCACCCTTTTTCAGATGTCCTTTCAGTCTTCGTTCCATTCCCATAAGTTCCAAGTCGTCATAGATTACATGACCTGCATCTATTTCTGTTATCATCGCATATCCTCGATTTCTTTCTTGATATACTGAATACCCGAATCTATAACATCATATCCCCTAGAGGAAACATCTGACGCATATTCCGCTTTGTTGCCAAGGGTCAAGGTGTGGTCATGTACTTTACTATAGTTAGACCTTCTGAGATTACCTGTGCGGTTTCGGTAGTTTCCGTTAGTCTTATCAAGCTCAACGGCTGTTTTACCTAACCTGTCAAGAAACTCATCAACTTCCCTTTCTCCCTGCGCAAAGAAAGCGTCTATCTCATCCTTTATAACATCAGACATAGATACTCATATAACCAAGATAATTGCACTTAGGGGCATTATAGACCTTTCCACCTCCTCGGTAGCTTCCATCATTGGAATAGACCTTGACTTCATCACCTTCGGAAATCTGGCACTTGTCACAAACAATGTGATATTTCGGTGTATATATGCTACCATTATCGGTAGTGAAATGCTCGGTAGAGTTGTCATCGCATCGACAACGCCCCATTTCTTTCCATTCCTCAGAAGAGCTAATGACCTCGTTGTACTTGTTGACAACCTTATTCACGAACTTCTTCTTTAATATATGAGGGGAATATAACATAACCTAGACATTTACCAAATATCAGACTTATCCGTGATAGTGGAAAGCCCTAAAGCTGCCACCACTTCATTATCCGGAGCAACACCATATTTTCGGCAAAGCCACATATAGTATTGTCCTATCCTAGAGTAGTCCCAAGAGACAGAGAATCCATTTTCGTTCACATTGCTCATATATGGAGCAAGCATAAGTTCCTCGATTACGGAAATCATCGCCTTGCCTACAACCTGCGAATTATCAGACGTATATTCTTCGTCAAGGTCTATACCTGACGAAATATCTTCCAATTGGGCATCGGTAATATTCCAAGCACGCAACTTCTGCGAAATGTATTCTCTTATCTTCATGTGACATCATTATTTCTGAGCCTGACTCATAGCCTCAGCGATTTTCTTTGCAGCCTCCTGCTCGCTCTTTGCTTTTTCGTCAAGTTCCTTTTCTACATTCTCCTTTTCAGAAGTCTCTTCGGTTGACTCGGTAGCATCCTTTTTGGTGGTTTTCTCCTTTTTAGGCTTGCTCTCCTTCTTTTCCTTCAAGACTTCCTTCTTAGGTGTCTCTTCTGATTTTTTTCCTTCTTCCTTTACTGGATTTCCCTTTCCATCATTCAAGACTTCCTTTTTAGGAGTATCTTTAATTTCCTTATCGTCTTTTGGAGATGCAGAACTATTACCATTCTGCACCTCCAACATCTTGCATAGCTTACGTTCGATAAGGGAGTTCATACGCTCTTCGTCAAAGTCCAAGATTGCACCAACTTCATAGATGGTGTTAAAATGGAACTTATCACGGAACGGACTAATTACCTCACCTCTCATAAGCCTAACCTACTGTTTGTGTTGAGTCCAAAGAGTAGATGGCATCAACGTTATTCAAGATAGGAACAACCATTGCCTGTGAGCTGGTGAACTCACGGAGTGGGTCGTTGGTGGAATAACGGCTAGCCAAGATAAACTCTTCGGCGGTCTGATAAGTTACACCTGCAACTGGTCTTGTAGCTTCGGCTACGTTAGTCCAGAACAAATCACCCAAGTTGTCATAGCATGTAAAGGTCATGTGACCCTTAGCCCAAGGGTTGTGTGTTCCCTTCTTGCCGTTAATCTCGGTCTTGATTGTACGGGCTACACGTACCAAGTTAGTCTGCCACTTATTTTTGAAGATAGACGCAATCTGCTCAAAGCTCAAAATAGGAATATTGCTGTTATCCCCATTAAGTGCAATGCCTTGATTGAAGGCAAACTGAGCACGAACCTGCTTGTTCTTGCCAAGCAACTTGATTGTGTAATCATCAAGATAACAAGTAGTGATGGTGTTTTGGTCTTCCATCGCCTTGTCGTAAACCAATTGGATGTCATCAAGAGGAGTTGCATCCTCTGCGTCCCAAGCCTTAGCACCGTGACCAAACTTATTTTTCTCGGCAAAACCTACATCAACTCGGACACCAGTACCACCGGAACGAGTTGCCAAAGCTACGCCTGTTGACAGCTCACTGAGGAACATATCTTCAATACGCTCGTAAACCGCCTGAATACAACGAGGAAGGTCTGCAAACAAGTTACGCAAAATCTGTGGTTGAGGCAAACGTTGCGCAATCATGTTATCCAAATCCTTAAGCTGCTTCTCTGTCATGTAAAGCTTCATACCAACCTTTGGGATTTGACCCTCAGCGGTTGAAACCTTATCACGGCTCTTCAATGGAAGTTCTGCATCCATTGATACAACGTCAGCAGCAACTCGTGTATATTCCGCAGTAATTGATGCCCAGCGTCCGTCCTGACTATATGTGTTAGTCAAGTGGTCTCGGTACATATAGGTCAATGTGGTCTGATTCTTGCCGTTCAACTTCTCTACTACACTCGCAACAAGTTGTGGGAAGTATTTATTGACCAACTGAAAATAAAGTGATTTTTCCATCTGTTATCCTCCTTCTTTTAGTCTTTATCCATAGTTGCATCAGACTCATCAAACTTGTTAGCATCCTCATCGCTAACCAAAGCAATCTTTGGCATAGCTGTAAGGAACGCATCCGGATAGTCTGCACCATTCGCAGCCTTAGCTGCTACCTTGTTAACTTGTCCAGCAGTCATAATTGCCGCTGGCTCACCGTTCAGAATGGAACGATAGAGAACACCCGCATACTTGTAATGCTCCAATGGGTCACTGGCAGTACCCAAAGCCTTATAATTGTCTGTTTCAATAGGCAATGGCTTGTAAGTTCCCTTACCATCTGTCACGATAACACGACCTGCGTAAAGAACTTCATCTTTTACACCTGTCCAATCCAAAGCACGACCGCCCTTGATGTCGCCTTCCCATTTCTGGATAATGACGGAATCCTCACCAAAGACAATTTGCTTTTTCGTAGTCTTCAATTCCTGATTCATGTTTTTCAATTTTTAAAGTGACTGAACTAATGATGCGGCTACATTGTCAACTTCCTCCTTTGTTGGCTCACCTTCGCTTGCACGATAGCTGCCCCCGAATTGTGGTTGTTGCAACGCCTTGTAGTTGTTCGCTACCTTTGAGAGGTATGTTTCGATAGTTTCATCTGTAGCATCATCGCTCAGAGTGAAACCCTCGTTGATACGACTATCGGGAATGCCCAACTCCTTAGCCTTTGATAAAATCTTCGCATCGTGGTCTGCCTTTGCCTTTGCCTTTGCAGCAGCCTCTTCCTTAGCCTTAGCCTCCTCAGCTTGCTTTTGGATAGTTTCTTGCAATTCCTTAATGGTCTTGCTTTGCTCCTCCATCTGTTCGTTGTAAGTCTTGGCTTGGTCTGTATTTTTCTGTGTCAAGGTCTCAACGAGTTTCTTGAACTCTTCACGTTCCTTGAATCTTGCTTCCTCAGAAGCTTTCTTCTCTGCTGCCTGCTCTTCAAAGTACTTTTTGAGATAGTCCGGCATTTCGTTTTTCTTTGCCAATTCCTCCAAACGTTTCTTTTCGGCTTCTTCAGCGGCTTTCTTGGCTTCTTCATCTGCTTTCTTCTTAGCTTCTTCTTCAGCAGCCTTGCGTTCAGCATCTTCTTTAGCCTTCTGTGCCTCCTCGAACTTTTTCTTGGCATCGGTAACTCTGCGATCATTGTCCTTTTGCAAGGACTCCAAAAAACTCTTTTGACTAGCAACCACTGTCTCGATGTTGTCATCAGTAACAAGCCCCATCTTGTCAAGCATTTCAGCATGTGCCTGAAGAACTTCATCACCTAACCCAAGAGACTTATACTCTTGTTTTAGTAACTGGAAAATTTTATCTTTCATTCTTTCGATATATTTGTTAAAACTAGTGCAAAGATAATACGAAAAGAGTAATTAATGCATTAAAGCGTTTGCAGGTATCTCACTTTTGGTTAAAAGTGAGTAATAAGGGTGTTTATAAGCGATTTAAGGCTATTTTATCACAAAAATGAATAATTAATTGCAACACAAAATAAAACACCTTATATAACAAAAAAACGCCAAATATCCTCACGGACATCTGACGCTTGTCGAATTAAAAAGAACCTAAACATTAAAATATCTAAAAGTTTATGACATTTCTCATATAACCCAAATGATTCAAATTAGAATAGAACCGTCCATCACGCTCTATGAATTTACCGGACTTCAAAATCTCACCATTATGCAACATTGCAAACTTAGAACCATGAGCTGTCCATTTATTCATTTCTTTCATATGTTCATCAGACCCCCAACCATATTTCTTGATAATAGGATAAATGAAACGTTCAAAGCAAATCTGACTATCCGTTTTATCATGCTCGGAGCAGATCGGGAGCACTCCATTATGGGCGAACCAATAACCAGCCTTGTAGAATGGATGGCAATTCTTGACACAGACAGAACCATGAGTAGCAAATCTAAAATGTATGATTACATTCTCATTTATATCTCGCTTCATCAATCTACGTATAAATGTAGAGAAATGTAAGCTCTTATAATGTTCAGACTCACTCACAAATCCGCAACCATCGGGATTTCTCATATACGCTGCCTTCAGCTCATCAACGGATGGCAAAGTAGCACCTTTCGGACATACAATAATAACACACATATCTTTACCCTTTCTTTTTTCTTAGTAATACTTGATTTTTTGTGTCCTAGGGATTTTACCCTAGGACTACATCAATTAGTCGTTATTAGCTGCAAATGCATCCTTACGGCTCTGGAAGAAAGCCTTCTCTTCTTTATTCAAGAAAGGTATATCTTCGATGTTCATAACCTCACTAGCAAAGACATTATTGCGAGACCAACCGACAAGCTTTGCGCAGAACTTAACCCACATTTCAATCTTTTTGTAATTGGTTGAACCTTGATGCTGGCGAAACTCGATAGTCTTGTGACGTGCAAAACTCTCTGCATTGACCTTGTAATATCTGTCTCCATGAAATACATTACGTCTAATATCGTAATTGCCACGGCAATTAGAGAAATCTTTGTCAAGCAAGCTGGCTGCCCAACGGCAATTGCCTCTTCTTGAAGGAGCCATGAAGCTATCAATCAATCTTTCAAGCTTCTGATAATTCTTGAAGACGTTAACATATTGCTCACCTGTCAACTTTGCTGCACCGATATGAACGTGAAGGCCACAAGTAGAATTTACTCTTGCACCTACGGCATCCAAAGACTTGATAGCCTTCTTCAAAGTTGCCATACCATTTGTATTGCCATTCAATACCGGACTTACAACCTCGTTAGGGTCAACATCACCACCAACTGAAGAATCACTAACAATCTTGAAATAACTCTTGTTGTCGGTGTGGTTATAGCCCTCAGAATGAATATCAACACCATTCTGACGACCAGCCTCTATCAAGGCATTGCGCTCGGCATGAACACATTCAATCTCAACACCGAATGTATAAACGAATCTCGTTGAAGTTGAACCGCTTGGTACACAAACCTTCAACATATCAGAGATTTCTTTCTCACGAAGACCGCAAGCCTTCAATGCAACAATCTTTTCGTTGCGAGGCATCTTAGACTTCTTGATTTCGTCAATAGTCTCAATTAATGACTTCTTTGAACTTGCGAATGAAAAACCAGTCTGCTTAGACATAATTAATTGTGCTAGTTGTTTCGGGTCTTACCCCTTGGTGTCGCTCTCACCTTATTGAGTGAAACTTGTCACTCGGCAAATCAACCAACTTATCTTGATTGACGATGCAAAGATACAAATTAGTTTTGAAATATGCAAATGTTTTAAGGTTTATCTTATAACAATTAACCTTCTATAACTAACATATGTATCTTGTTAACAATTCAGCTTTTAATATACCTTATTATATATATAAAAAGGCTTCGATGTTCACACACCAAAGCCTAAAAAACTTTACTAACTAATTACCAAATTTTATCAACTATCTTCTTGAATCATCACCAATATCTTCTTCTACTCCCAAATCCGGCAGTCGGTCATACGCTTTTTGGTCATCACCTCCTTCAGACTTGACACCTAGCAGGTAACCATTCCGAAAAGCATAATATACCAGCTTTTCCATATCTTTAGCCGTTGCGTTATCTGTCAAATGCAGCGTGGCGTACAATCCCATCAAGAACTTCCGTACATCTTTTGGATATACCTTGTTGTTCTTTTCTAAAGCGACTGCCATTCTTAACGGACTTTTCATATTCTTCTATTTTTCGTTAAACCATCAAATGAAGCACAAAAAAGAGGCCATTCCGCTTGCTTCCCTAGTTCATAAGCTTATTCACAACTTTATTCGCCCCATCTGCTTCCTACGTTATCCGTTGACAGATGTCCGAGATTCCAACAGAACAAACATCACGGCTCTCTTCTTGTGTATCATTGTGCCAACGGAAGGATTCGAACCTTCGACCCTAGGATTAAAAATCCTATGCTCTGCCACTGAGCTACGAAAGCGTAAAGGAATGATTGGAGTTGCACCAATGCCCCCTTGGTTACAAACCAAGTGCTCTACTTCTGAGCTACATTCCCCATAATATGACAAAATTACTCTTGTGGTGCAAGAGAGATTCGAACTCACCGAACCCGCAATGGGAACTGATTTACAGTCAGTCTTCTTTATCCGCTTGAATATTGCACCATTTGTGGAATACATATCAAATATCACCTTGTTGCCCCAAGCGGATTCGAACCACTAATGACAGAACCAAAACCTGTAGTGTTGCCATTACACCATAGGGCAAATTTGTACTGCATAAAGGATTCGAACCTTTGAATACCAGCGTGAAAAACTGGCGACTTAACCACTTGTCTAATGCAGCATCTAGGGATTCTCACCCTAATTAGAGTTGCCTTGTTATAGTCTAGCTGGGCTGGGTAACCTGGAAACCATGCCGTAAACTCCTAAGTCTTGACTTATGGTAGAAGCGACCTCTCAGAAAGCCATCTGTTTCAAACACGATGCAAAGATAAGCATTTTATTTTATCCTTGCAAATGTTTTAGTGTTTATTTAAACACTTTTGATGATTTTTGCATTATTTATCCTTGCGAAGAATACCACAGAGGGTTTCTACAAGTTTCTTTGCGTCATCACCTTTGATTTCGATGACATTGGAATTTCCATCAGGAACATCCTCGCCTTTCTGTTCCTTATCTAAACGCTTACGAAGAGCCAAGTCTGGATTCTCTACCAAGATAGAATCCAAAGCATAATTGCAAATGCGGCTTGCAAGCTCCTCGTTACCATTCGCATCACGCACAAACTCATTCTTGCCTTCAAGAATACCCACAATCTCGTTGTACTCTTCAGCATTCTCACAATTACGTGAAAGCATACCAATCACCTTGTAACGGTCAATCTCAAAGCTGACCTTTAATTTGTCTTTATTCATTCTTTCTATCTTTTTATTTATTAAACATTATAACAAAAACCCCTTTCATAATAAAGTCCTCCCTTTACCTCATACCGGATAGCATCTGACTCTTCACTTAGCTGACGAATGCGCATGTACAAGCGTTTGTCTAACTCTTCTTCAAACAAAAGAGACAATTCCTTCCAGTTATCAACAAAAGGAGCAAACCAAGGATACTGCTCCTTCACAGCTTGTAGCTCATCCAAGGTTACGTGTCCGTATTCTACCATGTCATAGCATCTACGGAAGTCACTATTGTCTTTGGGAATATTCAAATCTTTCTTTCGTTTTACCCCCATCAATGCACTCCACATAGTCATTGAAGAGACACCTGTATCACAAGTGGCTATCCACTCTATCATTCTTTGCTTGTTCATTTTCTTTTATATTAATCACGTTAAGTCGCTTTATTAGCTCTTCACATGCTTCTTTAGTTAAGATACAATTCTTGGAATCTTTAATGCCAGTAACCTTTTCACGAATAGCAGCATTCGTGTCGTACACTTCTTGTAGTTTTTTCTGAAACTCAATTACGTCTTCGTTGGTGAGTTTACCTTTCTTCTCAACAATCTTGTTTGTTATATTCTTATAAACACATTCGAGTTCAATACATAAACGAGTTTCTAACTTCATCATTATTGCGTGTACAAAAGTATCATAAAGTCTTTCCATCTTGTATTTCCTCCAAAAGTCTTTTGATTTCCTCGTTATCTTTATTCTCAATGCGAGCCTTTAAGATGCTCTTGAAAGCGGCATCCATTGCCTCGTATCTACTGGAATATTCCTTACCATCCGTATGACACAAGCCTTCCTCTACACACCATGATGTAGTTTGCCAACAGAACTTACCTTTCGAAATGTTTGCAACACAAATATAGTAACCGAAATGCTCTAAAAGCCAATCAAGCACCATATCATAGCTTGGAGCGGATATTGCCGGATGTTTGCTATTCAACTTTAAGGCAGCAGAAAACTCAATATTGGATTTCTCCCACTCGGAATTGGAGTAAGCAACATAACTGCCGTAATGCTCACTATATTTTCCACCCTTACGAATGCCACCCTTTGCTGTCCAAGGGCTGGCGTAAGCCCAAAATTCGGCTATCTTCTCATCGTAGCCAACCTCCTTTAGAAGCTTGGCTATCTCAAAAGGAACTACCTTTGGTTTTATCGTCTGCCTATTTGTCATTTTTCACCCTTTCTAAACTGAACCCGATTCTGACTTATCTAATTCATCAATCGCCTGTCTAAGCAAAGGAAGTATCTTATCCAAATCATCGAAATTCGGTACGACTTCATTCACTCGCAAGATTGCTTGACCTAGCAAACTCTTAATCTTTTTTCTGTCCATTGCTCTCGGCTTGTTTCTCTAAGTCTTTTAAATCTACCTTCTCAAACCGAGGAACCGGCTTACCATCTACCTCAACATTACCAAAGAACATATCCTTTGGTCGCACCCAAACTTCATGTTGTCCGCACACTGCTTGATACGCAACCTTAGCTTCAGAAGTCTCGCTATCAGTAACCTCACCAAGGTACTCATAGAAATTACCCTTGTAGTGTCGGTAAATCGGCTTATTGAATCCACCATGCAGCCAATCGGCTTTGTCCTTGATTTCCACGTACTCCCTTACCGCATCACACTTACAGGACTTACTCAGCTCTTCTACCCAATCAAAGAAAGCTTGTTTGTCCTTGACCTCTTCACTTGATACCATGAAGAGATAAGTGCAAAGAAGCATCTTACCTGCATCTGTATCATATTTCTTGTTCACCTCTTCAGCTAATTGCATCATAGGTGTATCTAAGCGATAATTCCAACTCATAATCTATCCTTTCTTACTTTTAAGATTTGCCAAATCCTCTTTCAAACGTAGATGGAAATTATCTTCTCCATCATCACCGGAAAGAAGCCAATCAATTCTTTGGGCATAAACCTGAGCTTTCTTCAGAAGTTCAACGCCCTTCTTAAATTCCTTGATAGTCTCTTTAGACAAGCCGTATTTGTTAGGTATCGTATGATGATGCTTTCTAACATACTTGTCTTCATCCTCCTCTAACCATCGGTCTTCGAGAAAACATCTTTCATCTTCCTCATCCAATGGATGACCATCAATATAATCTTCTATCTTTGTATATATGTCAGCAATCCTATACTGAGCATAATCAAAACGTCCACCACTCATAATCTTCCAACTACTGGAATTTGAACTTATTTCAGCACACTCAATCTTGCTTCTAGCTGTTGGATGATGTTATCTATTGTCTTACCCTTATAGTCAACAGCAATATCCTCCAACACTCCAATCTGAGCCGCAATCTTAATTCTATCTCTTATTAATGTCATAATCAAACTTGTTTCTTATGATGCTGTGCTTGCAAAGTTGTAATGCACGATATAAACATAACCTCCATACATCTTTCCGATTGTCACTTCAACAAAATCAAAGATAATATCGCCACCCATCTTGTAAGAAATCAAAGGCTCTGTCGGGAATGCATTGTGTTCTGTATAGTAACAACACACTTCTTGTGATAGTAACTGCTTGAATACATCAACCTCACCATCCTTTGAAAAAACGCCTTTAAACTCATCTTCATTGTCTATTGCAACAACTACTCCAAGTTCTTTTCTTACACATACACCTTCGTTTCTACCACTTTGTTCATTATACAAGACAGGTAATGTGTAAACACATCTTGATTCTTCCATATGCTTATTCTTAATTTTGTATTTTGTTTTTATCCTTCAAGTTGCTTACATTGAGCTAAGTCTATTGCATACGCCCAACGCTTCGGAACAAAAGACATCGTAGGTACGAATCTATCTGCACGCTCAACGCATACATCTTGCGTCCGGTAAATCAATCCGTCAGAGCCTTTTACCTGCAACTCAACTAAAATAGTATGGTCTAGCATCGGGAACTTATCAATATCATGCCAGACTTCACCGCCTTCAAGGAAGGTAGGCTTTATATGGTTCATCTTTGCCATAAAGTACTTCATGTAAAATGTTTGACTTATATTCGCTAGTTATGGTCTCGCAACTACCAAAGCACCACAAATCCTTGGATTGTTCCTTGTGCAACCTTGATGACTTAATATAATAGCCATTGTTGACATCATAATGCTTACGTACCATGATATTGTCATTTACCACTCCAACCTCATCATCAGTAATTACATAGAACAAACGCCCATCGCTAAATGCTTTCAAGCCTTTGTACACTCCGTTAGAGACAACCATCTTTTCATAGCCGTTCGTCTCCCAGTTGGCATAATCCCAGATGGTTTCCAAATCATCATCATTCAGAAGATTATTATCAATAATAACCTTGCCGATAACCTTGAATTTGCCATCTTGCATCATTGCCTCAACGACAAATTCATCGGCAGCGTTGAAATCGCTAATCTCTATGGGTCTCATAATACTTGTGCTTAATATTCTCGTAAATCACTCTCTTTGCAGCCTTTGCTCTTCTGTTATTATCAGAAAAAACATCATCGTACAAAGACATATCTTCACTCTCAAAAGCCACATGCTCCCCTTTGTAGCAAGCATCAAAGCGGCATCCTTTTTCGGACTTAGCCGCAGTAAACTTTATCTTACCAAACTTAATCTGCATAAGCCCTATCCAAGAAAATAAATTAATGATACTATTTCAAGAGCAAATAAAAACGCTAACGCATTCTCAATTGTGAATACCTTTTTCATTGTTTCAATACAGTTTTACGTGTGTCTCACGCTCTAAATTTATATTGTAAGGGGATTTCATATCCCCTTTGTTGTTCTTACTTCAAAACTCGATAAGTTTTATCGAAATCATTAAAACTCTTCAAGTAACCTTTCTCTGTCAAAGAGTTTAAAATTTCTTTCAACTCATCCTTGGTATTATCCAAATCGAAATCATACAACTCAGCAAATGTAAAGTACTTGTTACCACCAATTACATCAGCCATCACTTCGATGTTGCCATAAACCATTGTCTCTTTCTTACTCAATCTAGTATTCATAACGAATCACAGTTTTTACGGTGTGTCTCACCATTTTAATTAGTAACCTTGTTTCTTAATTACATTGCAAAGATACAAAGAATTATTGAAATATGCAAATTATTTAATGTGTTTCTTTTGTATTTTAACGCTTATTATATGTGTAGGCACGAAATTAACTTTCTGTAGCAGAAAAAGCCAAAGAATCCACCATTTCGTTATACATATTACCTCTATGAGCCTTAACCCAATGGTATCTTATCACCTTGCCTTTCGCTACCTTATTATATATAGGCTGTAAGTCTCCTAACTTGCAAGCCTGTATTCTCTCTATAGCCACTTGGCAATCCACATATACATCAACAGAACACAAAGGAGGGCAATCACCCAATGCTTGAATGACCGCCCTTATTTCGGCTCTCACCGAATCGTTCACTTTAGCTGTGATAAATGTATATTTCCCACTATTGATAATCGCTCCCTTATGAAGCACAAGCCAACCGCAACCACACTTGTTGTTCTTACTAGAGCCATCAGCATACACTTCATAGCGCACACCTTTAGCCTCATCAACAATCATCTGAGCAACAACCTCCAAAGAGTCATTGCTCATCACATAGGCTATTTGCTTGGCTTTCTTCTTCATAAGCGATTAAATCAAACCTCGTTCCTTGAACTCATTCATCAATGGGGTTGCCAAGACCTCAATATCTGGATGAGGCTTTCCGGTAGTTCCCTTTGATCGCAAATCGAAGAAATGAAGCCAATCACTCACGAATGCGGTATGAATCAGCTCCGTATTGGTATCAAGAGGAAGAATAGTTCTCGCATCCTGTGGCTTAAGACCATCATCCTTGACCAAAGACAAATACATCATTTCGCATACTCTATTGGCAAACCACCATTTTTCTACTGGACTCCAATGCTCATAACTACCGATATTCTTTGATAGGTCAACAAATGTTCCACCATCAAAAGACAATGGATTAACCGCATCATCATCGCTAACCCACTTTGGCTTGTTGATAACAATCTCGCCTCCGAACTTATCCTTACTATAGTTGCAATATCTAGTGCTTTGTTCCGCTACGGAATCTACACGATGTCTGTTAGCCTCTCTACTTACCGCAATCTGAGTAGTAAAGCGGACGGTTATTCGCTTCTCATGCCATTCCGTAGGCTCGCAGATATAGTCCAAATCATCAAACCATTCATTCTCTACTATCACTCTGTAGTTGGTCGTAATATAGTAATCGTTACCTATCTGCATCACCTTGGAATACTTGTTCTCACGATAGTGTTTGACCAGTAGAGACTCCGGAACAAAGAAGTCATTATCGTAAGCTACATGGAGGTAAATCGTTCCATGCTCACACATGGCAAGATGGTTGCTGCTTACCATACGCTCAACGAAAGGCTTTGCACTGTCTTTGTCTATCTTCATACTTGACGCATAGCAAGTGCGACCGCATAACTCTATCTGCTTATAAACTCCATCCATACCCTCGCCTTGGGATAGGATTTCATATCTCGGTTCTAATATCTTCATATCCTTATAAGTTTTGAAATTCGACCACAAAGATAACTATTATATTCCACTCTACCAAAAATTAGCACTCAGTTTAACAACACTTATCTATATTGTGAAAAACAAAAACTTTCACCATAAAAAAAGAGGAGAGTGCATCGCGCATTCCCCTCATACTCGATTATATATCAATATTACTACAGTTTAATTGTGTGTCTCACCGCTTGCAAACATATCTACTTGCTTGGATGACTTGTAGCCGATGATTTCTAATACCTCCCCAAATTTAGAATCATACCAATGTGGTTGTGTTTGATTCATATTCTTCTCATTGATGTCGTTCTCACCATAAGCCAATCCTTTCTTGGTAATCTCACAATACTTGTGTACCTTGTTTGTACCCTTGCGCTCTTTTAGCTTCAATAATCCGGCCTTTACCGCCAACTCATTGAACTTTCGAGCAGACAAGCCTACACCATGAGATTTCAATAACTCCGTAGCGGAATGCTTTGCACCATTCGGTGCGCTCACATAATCAGGTGTCGGCAACCCTAATGGTTCAGCAATTTTCTTAGCCATCGCCAATTTGGAAACATCGCTGAGGTTCAGATAACCAGGAAGAAAGTTCAACCACTTCAGCTTGATGTCAAAGGAATCGGAAGCCTTCTTGTCCAGCTTCTCCTGCTCGTACTTGACTCTGGCAGCTTTCTCGACTTCGATGAAGTACTTACGGAACAATCTACCTTGCTCATTGTTCTCTATCATACACAACTCCTTTGCCATATCCAAAGATAAGGCATACTCAATACGACTTCGACCACCATTTGAGTTTTCCATAATTTTGTGGAAAACTTCAAAGTCTTGATTTCCAACATCATTTGAGTTTTTCATAATTTTATGAAAAACCTCATAGTCTTGATTTTCAACGAATCCATACTTTTCAATACGGTTCTTAATCCAATCAGCAAACCTTTGCTTACTGCCCAACTTTTGGTGCAGCTCCCTTGCGTTCACGGCTTGTTTGCCGTCATGCTCGACAATCTCTACAACTTCAACACCTCCTTTTTCATTGTTAAGGAACTCTGAGACTACTGGTAAAGCCTCTACATTTACATCAGTTTTGTTAAATCCTAATGTCATTTACCTAAAATTTAAATTGTTAATAATTATATTTGGCTGTGGTGGAAACGAAAAGCCCCATCCGCTAATGTGGTAAGTGCGGACAGGGCTTGTGTCAACCATCCATTAAAGCGAAGAGAAGGACGGAATGACGATACTCCACGCTTGGAGTAAATGGAATTTATGTGTTATTTTTACAATTCTCAATTTCTTTCCAGTCGTGCTCTTCGCTTCACAACCATTATAACTTTCGGCTGCAAAGTTAATGCTATTTTCTCTAACTTGCAAATGCTTTAGTGTTTTGTTTAAAACATTAACATTCGTTTGATATTGGAGGACTTCTGCCCTCGCCAGCACGACCAACTTTCAAGGCACGGTGCTGCACATTACTTCTTGTTTCCATTGCTCACGGAATTAATTGTTAAACATCAAAGATAATGAGCAGTTGTTTCGGTGTGCCTCACCTTATGTTATGTTACACAACCATTGATAGCATTTCTTTTGATTGCATCTCAATCCATTGGCAACCATACTTGCGGAAATAGATGTCTGAATCAAACCTCTTGCCATCCACGATAATGTAATTACCCTTACACTCAAATTTGTGGTTTCGGGTCAATGGGACTAGCAGATAGACCTCCATATTCTCTTTGTTTAGAACCAAGGTTAAATCAGTACCCAATATATGTGAAATAATTTCACGCTCATCGTCGCTCAACACGCCAAACTTATCATTGTAACGCACATAAAGAGCATCCATCAAATTCTTATCCATATCTCTTAAATATTTAATGTTCAAAGTCCGGTGCAGTTTAACGTGTGCCTCACGAAATCTATTACAAGTCACACTCGTATGAGTATTGCTTTTTCAGCTTGTTCAATGCATTCTCGGTAACGTAGTAGATGTTATCGAAATATTCGCTTTTCTTGATACTTCGGTTTTCCTTTAGCTCTACCTTGTGATTGAATGTCACTTCGTAGCGGTTTGCGATGCTTGTAATCAAGAAATCAACCTCACGCTTATGTCTGTCCAGATCGGTCTCTTTATACTCACCACGCTTGATAAATGCGTCCTTGTTCGTCTCTTCGATGGTAGCAACCATGTTGCCTTGCATCACGATAATCTTTGCGCCCATATCTAGTTTCTTTTTAATCGTTAATAATCTTGTTATGCTACTCTCATAAGGTTTGCCTTCTTGAAGCAACGCCATTCTTCTTTCTCGGTATCGAAGTACACTTGGCAAGTGTCATTCATCTTGCGACCTGTACCCTGTGTAGCTGGGATAACCTTCTCGCTCAATGTACCGAATGCCTCACGCAAACTGCCATCAACCTTCTGAAAGTAGAACTTCACGATGCGCTTCTTCATCTGACCCTTCAGCTTGATGTTCATCCAAGCGACCTTTAAAGCCTCGCTCATTGTGTAGCCGTTCTTCTTGATGAACTGCCAAGCAAGCTTCATAACCTCACTCAATGTATTTCTTAATGTAATAGCCATAATCACTATACCGTTTTACGAGTGCCGACTCGGCTGCATAACAGCAATTAATAGTTAAACTTTAAAGCCTTTATCTCTTAAAGACATTGCAAAGATAGTAGTTTTTTCTAATACTACCAAATGTTTCTATAAGTATTTTCTAATATTAACACTTATTTAACATATATAAGGTTTTTCTAAACATTTATTTGCTATTTATTAGCCGTTTCTAATATTTAACTCTTTTTCTTTGGTAGTATAAAAGAAATAAGCTATCTTTGCAGCAAAATAAATATTAGTATTCACTTATATATAATAAGGTATGGACTTAAAGAAAATAATTAGAAGTCATGGACAAACCATTTCATCTGTAGCCGAAAAGTTAGGTATAACCCAATCGGCATTATCACAACAAATCAATAATGGTTCTATCTCGTTTGCAAAAGTAGAGCAAATAGCCAATATTTGTGGTTGTTCGCCATCTAGTTTTCTTGCGATTGATGGTGAAACCTTATCACATCCGGCTATCATCTGCCCTCATTGTGGCAAGCCTATCGAGCTGGAGATTAAGGCAAAGGAGGGGAAATGATATTCCTCTCCCTTTACCTAGAAATTCAACGAAGGCATATTACCATTTCCGAAAAGCAGTCTGAATGTCTCCTTTCCCTTTGGTGTGATTAGTGTTCTTGTACCTACAACTTTGTCGTTTCCCCAGTCTTTCACCTTAAACAAGTCACCATTGTATTGCGAATATGGCTTAATGTGATTCTGTTTATCACGATAGACGTATTTCTTCTTAATCAAGGTTTTGATGAACAGATTCTGCTTCATACCAATCTCCTTTGCTGTATCTCGGAAGTTCGTAAGCAAGCCTTTGTCAACTAAGTTGTCAAAGTATTCTGCCTTTGGCTGCATTTCCTTGTTCTTTTCCTCAATGGCTTTCTTCTCTTCCTGCTCCATTATCCAACGCTTCGCTCTCTCAATTGGGTCTTCAATCTGATAAGAAGGTATGATGCCTTGTGCTACACAATGAAAGACCTTGCGGTACACTTCAAACACCGGACGAACCTTGCGAGCAACAAAATATTCCAAACAAGCGGAGGTGAGGTGATAGCTAACCTCTTTGTAACCACCTGTTGCAGTTTTGCCATTTTTGGCAATACTGATAAAATCCACATTCTCAATGAAGTTGGTCTTCAATGCACGCACTGCCTTTCCTTTCTCTGCATAGCAAAGTTGCCAAACTTCATCAAGATTTACCGGATATT